TTGCAGAATATTGAAACATAAGATTTGCAATTCTATCTAATTTGCTGAAGTCACCTTCACACAATTCCATTGCTATATCACGAGCAGACGACATTACTTCATCTGAAATAAGTGCTTCCGCAGAAGCATTTTGTATTTTTAGGGCAGTTGATATCATTTGATAACCTTTCGTTGTTGGGATAGTAGTATTATATCAGGGGGCACTGACATTATTTCTTGGTAGCGGAGAACCGTATATCTGCCTTGCCATATACGCATAGCCCGCATGATACACATGCTGAACCTTTAGTAGAGATTAAGGGTATAGACTTATTATTCTCAGGGCATTTAGCCCCTACCTTACCCGTCAATTCCTTCATCTTAGATTCAGTAGCGTTGAAAGTCTTCCCTAAATAGGCAAGTCTAATAGAATGATTAGTCTTTAATTCTGCCCCAGTATCTGCATTTTCGTCATCGGTAGAATAGTAAAGAGATAGGTTAGGGATATCCTTTAGAATTAGGGCTGCAGACTTAACACGGGTATATACCCAGAATTGAACACTAGGGCGGGATTCAATGACAGTCTTCCATGCATAAGAATAGGTATCATTAAAGAAATCCCCATCCCAGTGAATGCGGAATAACTTAGGTGCATTTTTCTTATCGCTATCTACAATAAACTCATCTATCATTACGGTTAGCAATGACACCATAGTTTCGCTATCTGCATTTTTGATCAATTCCCAATTATGCAATAGGTTAGCCTTAACGCCTTTGAAGAGTTTTTCTAACTTCCCCGCATAGCATACACTTTCGCATATGCTAGTAGCGCCAGGGCATGAGTATGCCTTACCTGCGGGGAGTCCGAAAGTATTAGCAATGGTAGCCGTTTTACCATTAGGCGAAACAGCATTAGCTACTTTTCTATCATTAGAGCGTTTTAGTTTCATGGGTTGAATTATAACAGGTTGCACTGACATTTAGAGATACATCCCTTCGGTGCTTCTATCTAATTCCATATACATTTTTTCTTGAGACCACTCAAAATAGTGTGTTTCACACATAGTTGACGGGTTGGAATAAATAGAGAGAATATTATTCTCTCTTGCATAGCATATATTGCACATAAGTTGTCCTTTCGATATGCCGTAAGTATATCAGGTTAGACTGACATATTCCAGTTACCCGCTAGTATTTTCATGTGGGAAATATCACATCGTACGTAACGGCGTGTCGAGTTGACAAATCAACCTGGGCGGGCGCGCAGAATTTAGTTGAAATTTCAACCAAATTAAGATCGCAGCTATTCGAATTTATTTTTGTGTTTGCGTTTGCGATTATATTTTTTCTTTGATGGAATTGCAGTCGCAGCATTACTGCGACGCAACTCTTGAATTCGTTTTACTTTTTCCATAATTTTATTTTTCAACAACCCTTCTGCCTTCCCGATAAAATATTTTTGTGTAGCATTTGCCTGATGGCGTGTAAAGATTCACAGTAGAATACTTATCTGCAAATCCCCAGTCAATAAATTTTGCAAATTCTTTGTGAGCCTGCAATTCATCTGCATATTGAAAAGAAAAATCAGGTGATTTATTTTCGTCATAGGTTACAGTTATTTTATACATTGTTAGGCCTCGCTTCCTGCGAATAGTTGATGATATTCCGCAACCTCATCTGCGGGGATATTGTATGGGTTGCAATCGCAATAATCAAAATCAAAATCTCCATCAGGGCTAGTCCAGCCAGTTACGCCTTGACCATAGCAATCTGAGCAATTTACGATTTGCTCTAACGCATTTTTCATATTTGACATTAGTTGTCCTTTCTTGACATACATAAGCATTTTGTTATTTGTATTGTATCACCTGCCACTGACACAGTGGCAAGCGTATCACAATTAGAACAGATAAAGATATTCATTAGTTGTCCTCCATTTGAACGCAAACTGTTGCGTAAAAATCATTACGGAATATTCCGTCGCCTTTATAAGTAGGGCGCACTTTTACAAGGTATGCGTCAAATCCTTGACCATACCAAACATTTTCACGCTTTTCTGCGTATTGGATAATTCCGTCAATATGGCGGGATAGTGAGCGATAGTATTTTCCCTCTAGTAGTGTAGGGATATCGTATTTATAAGTTGCCATTAGTTAGCACCTTCCTTTTCTTTCTTGGTAGATATTGTAGCACTTAGCACTGACATAGCCTTCAATGCGTTTTCTTTGCGTGTCGCTAGGACATGCGCCTTATATTCCTCTAGGTTCATTCTTTGACCTTCTTTCTCTTGATATGGCAAGTATACCAAAACCCACTGACATTTGGCTACTTACTAGCCAGTAATTCCATATTTTGAGACGCTCAAACCGTGTGATAAAAATCACATCGTAACTCCCGTGATAAATATCACATCGCACGTAAGCGTGGCGACACGCCCGACCTCGGGGGCGCGCAAAAATTTGCAGCTTTTTAATTCTGCAAATTTTTTTTATTTTATTTTTTTATTCTCCGAAGCAAGCCAATTCAAATTTGGCGGGAGAGAAATTTGGATTGTCTGCAAAAAACATATCTGCAAACTCAGTTACCAAATCTTCAAATGGAACTTGATCCATATTAGTTTTAGCAACATCATTTAGAATTGTTGCTACTTTTACATAGTCTTTACGAGTCATCATTTATACATTTTCCATTTCTTTTAGTAATTTAGCATAACCATTTGCATCTGATTTTAATTCTAATTCGCAAGAATTGCATTGCCACGCATAACGGATTGTGCCTTTTCTATGCATACCGCCAAGAGTAGCAATACACATATGAGTCATTTTTTCTGAGCATACTGGGCAATAGCAAGAAATCTCTTGACCAAGCCCACCAATTTTGATAGTCATTTTTAATCCTCCACTCTTACAGTAACAGTAGCCCAACTATCTTGGAGCGAATTTGCAGGGCGATAGCGAATAGCATAATCTTGCCAACCACTAGCAGGATAAGTATCCTCACGCTTTGTAGCGTAATTAATAATTCCACCATTAAATCTACGGCGGAGAGAAATTGGCGCATAGTATTGGTCAACTAATAAATCAGTAATAGAATAACTTCTCATTTATTATTTCCCCAACCATTTAGATTTTTGAATTCAGCATAAGGTAATTCTAAAGTAATTAGATTACCTTTTACGGCATTAGCACTACGGCTAATTCCATATTTTTGAAGTGTTACTGACATAGTTTTAGTTTCATCATTTAGCGAAATTATTTCCACAACTTTGTGGTTGATATATTTTGAAGGGGGCAGAAAGAATTTATCTTGTGCCAATTTATTAGCAAGAGAGAGACTCATTATTTATTCTCCTTAGAGATACAATTTATGCAATAGCAACCTTTGCTACTGAATAAGAATTTTAGCAATTCTTTTCTAGTGTAAGCGTCTAATCCATAAGAGGATTGAACACCACCATTATGGAATTCATGCACGATTGTGCTGAATAGTGTTTCATTTAGTGTAGTCATTTTGACCACCTTTCTTTATTTTCTAATACTGGAAGTATAACAGATAATATCGCTACTGTCTAGTATACTGGCTGGTAGTCTCAACCTTTGAGACGCTCAGCGGTGTGATTTACATCACACGCTTTATTCCATTATTCAATTTTATATACGAGTATTATAGCACACTATATCGCAAAAGTCAAGCCGACACGCCGTATTCCGTGAAAATATTTATGTGTTCTTACTCACATGCGACACGCCCGACCTCGGGGGCGCGCAAAAATTTGCAGCTGTTACACTGCAAATCTTTTTTTTATTTATTTGAAATCTTTGAAAATTAATTCAACAATTTTCAAATCTTCAGTGCTAAGATGATCAATTTCAATTGCATCTGCAAAACCAAAAATATCTTTTGTATTTTTATTATCCAAGGTAAATTCCTCCTTTTACATTTTTGTGATTTACACACACATTTCCTTTTGGAATTGGTGTATGACATTTGAAACATTGCATTTGAATAGTAGCGTTATTTGCTATTGCCCATTCTAAATCAATTTTAGTTGAAGGTGTAGCATTTTCTAATGATACCCAACCAGCACCATTTTCATTCATTTCAAAAATTTCTATTGACATTTATATTCTCCTTTCAAGAGATATTCTTTTTCCTTGCTTAGTATTATTTGCTCTTTATTTGCTAGGCTCACCCTTTCGGGATTATTTGCTAGGCTCAAGAGGCTCAACTAAGATTTTTTTATTTAGTTATTATGATGTAATTACTAATCGCAATTACACCATAGAGAGCCGTCTACCTTAGTAGACCAATGCCCATCTATCTCACAATAGAAAGCATTTTCTAACATTTCGTTAGAAATATCTTCAATAGTTAGGAATGGGAATTCCGCTATTAGTTCATCTATTACATTTTTTACTAGTGACATTTTATGTCCTTTCTTTATTGATAACCTTTATCAATTTTCTTTATACTAGTATTATAGCAGGGGGGTCTGACATTTACTGACCAGTAATCGGTCAAATCGGACATTTTGCAATGTGATGTAGGTCATGTGGATAACTCACGCTCAATTCTTAGTGTGATATACATCATGTGGACGACACGCCCGACGCAGCGCGCCGTTTTTTTGCATATTTATTCACGATCATGAATAAAAAAGCTGAGAGCAGTTTTATAACTTGCTTAGGTTATTTTTTTTATGCGTGTTTTAGATTTTTATAAACTTCCTCGTGAAATCTATCACTATCAAATTTTTCGTTATCATCTGAAAACATTTGCGAAAAATCATAGACTAAATCTTCAAAAACTTGTTGCGAAATTTCATCACCATAAGAGTTTAGAATTTCTGCGGTTGCTACATAGTCTTTTCTTGTCATCATTTTTATTTGTGTCCTTTTCTTTTTATTTACTTGCTTGTTTTTACCATAGCGAAACGGCGTGAACCATTTGCTAAAATTAAATTTACACGAGTTACTTTATTAGAAATCGGGGAGAAAGAAGCGATACGACCTGTAACGCCTGTTTTGCTTGTAGTAAATAAATCTCCGATTTGATAAGTGTATCCTTGTAGTGTCATTATATTTTATATCCTTTTCTTTTGTTGGGTTTTGTGTTGAGCCTTTTTTTATCTTGCTCAGGATATTTTAGCGTTTGCTAAACTTACTTGATTGTTACTGTTGTCCAGCGATATTCGCCATTATCAAGCGATAACTTTACACGAGTGCGGTTTTCTGTTACTGGGACAATTTCTGTAATTGTTCCTGTTACATTACTACGCTGTGTAGTAAAGAGGTCGCCGATTGCGTATGTTTTATTTGCTACTGTCATTTATTTATTTCCTTTTCTTTTGGTGGTTGATTTCCTAGTATATCACTAGGGTCTGACATTTTGTCAAATTTAGAGGATTTCATCAGGGTCGAAATCAGGTGTATCTATAAACTGAAACTCATCTGAATTTTCTTGTTCCCAAATATCATTTTGGTCTTGTATGAAATCAAGGGGGGATAGAGTAGAGGTCTTTTCCCAAGAGTAAGTGTATCCCATTAGTTTAGTCCGCCTTTCTTTATGTCTAGGTAGATAGCATAGCATAGGGGTATGACAATACCCGCTAAGGCTAATTGGACTAGGCTAGTAATTATTCTATTAGTCATTACTTGACCCCCATTACTAGGGACATATATCGCTTAGCGATTATGACCGCTTTAGGGTTTAGTGTCGCATTATAGCGACCCTTTGAGAAATCACTAGGGTATTTCTCAGCGATACGCTGAGCGATACGGATAGGGATAAGGGGGGACTTATGAGATGATGATAGGATACCTACACCATACTCACTTACTAATTCATTAGTAATTGTTTTATTATAGTTAGTCATTATATGACCTACTTTCTTTTTATAAGATAACCTTGTGTTATCTATTTTCTTGGCTAGGATTATTTGCTACCTATTCGGTAGGCTCACCTAGAAATCTTTATTTAGTTATGTCGCTAGTATAGCACTAGGGACTGACATTTTGACCCTTTTTAGGGGGTGTGTCTGTGTGAATTAGGTCACATTTATTTGCTATGCTCACCCTCTAGTAGAGGTTTATTTGATAGGCTCAGTATGACCTGTATTCTTTTCACTATTTAATTTTTCTTATAGTATAACTATAGCACACTATTTGCCAAAAGTCAAGTTGAAACACGGCGTGTCGCAATAAATTTATGTGATATAGCCCACATATTAGACAAAATGTCCGATTTAGTCCATATGTGCGCTCTATTTTTTTAAAAAAAACGATTTTAAAAGTGGGATCATACAAATTAAAATTCCATTCACATTTTGATCAAACTTAAATAGTGTGCTATAATTAAGCTATGGAAAACTTAAAAAACGAAATTTGGAAAGTCATACCGACCATTATAAATAAAAATGGATCCTATGAGCCCATAGGATATGAAGTATCAAATATGGGGCGGGTAAGAACAAAGAGACAACGATATGGTCGTCCTAGAAAAGATACAGGTATTAGAAAAGAGCTACGTGATTATCATATTTTAAATGGTAGATCAGATTCAGGTGGCTATATTCAACATGCACTCTATAATGCAGAGAAAAATAAGCGTAATTTTAGAACTAGCACCTTAGTAATGCAAGCTTTTATAGGAATTGCGGGGGAAGGTCAAGTAATTTCTCATATTGATGGTAATAAATTAAACAATTGCCTAGATAATCTAAAATATAATACTCACTAGTAACATATATATGGACAAATTAGACGGGAACTGCTAGAATTTAGCTATGAGAATAGTTATATGCGATATTTGTAAGAAAGAAATACAATCTAGATCAGGTTTTGCTCATATGACGCTATCAAATCATCTAAAAGAGCATAAAAATGTGACTTAGATCACATATTTTTAATAAAATCAGTGCTTATGTGTATTTAATTAGATTTATAAACTCTAAACCTATACTTTACTCTTCAATTTCATCATTTTCAAATACAAAAGAAGGCGGAGGAGCAAGGACTTGTCCTTGTTGGTGCTTAAATAACATAGAATCAACATCAGCACCTAGCTTCTCTGCTATTAGAGCTAACATATCATAATTTCGCTGGGATTGAATAAACATTGCACCAGATAACTCTCTTAAATTCTCTAATATCTCTAGTATAGGATCTATATTGTCCTTATTGGTCATCTTGTACTTCCCCTATTATTTCTTTTGTTATATGATCCCATTTATTGGCCTCCATTCCCGCCGAATTATTAATTACCAGATCTCCATCATCATTGGTTATGGTATATAGCCATTTTGCGGGGTTTAGAGGGCTCTTTGAGACGATTATATCGTTACAGCTAACCTCTATATTAAAATTATCTACATCGTCGCTATGAGCCTCTATATAGGCCTTTTCTATATTTATTTTTGCCATGCTTAATCCATTTTTTCGGGCTCACTCATTTGCGCCCCTATAAGTTCAATTAAATTATTATATAGGGTTAAGCCAGCGGTATTTTTATATCCGCATGCAAAACAGTGTAGCACGATTTTATCTTCTTCTTGTTGATGCGCTAATGGGAAGACTGTATCTTCGGTTGTATGCATAGGACAGGCGAGGAAGTTTACCTTCCCCGCCCGTGCTAATTGTAAGTATTCTGAAAAGACTTGTATTTGCATTATGCAATCACTAAGTTAGCCTTGTTTAAAACAGAATCTACATATTGTCGAACAGTTGGATTTCCTGGAACTCGTTTATTCCAAGTCTTCTTGTTTCCTGCTCTAGATGGTAGCAAGTGTGCTGCAACAGCTTTTTCCCAATCGTGGTACTTATTGTAAGTAGCGTTTAGTTCCAAAATCATCTTTTGGTCCTGAACCCATTCTGGGGCTTTACAAGCATCCTTGTATCCTTTATAGTTATTCCATGTTGAAGGCATGTACTGGTATGCACCACATGCTGAACTGGATCTCGACTTGCGATAATATGCTCCCGCTCCACCTGTTTCAGTGGATTTAAGTGCATTTGCTAGTCTTGAGATTATTACCCGCTTGTCTACTCTTGTTGTTTTTAGATTTAGCTCTTGGCTATATTCGGGCATTAAAAAAGTGCTTCTAGACGATAAATCATTAATTAAATAAAGAGTTTTAGACATTCTTTTCTTTAATATATTATTATAATCTATATTAATCATATCTTTTATATTAACTAAATTATTATATTTATTAATATATAATATATTTTTATTATACACTATCATTTCCTTCATTGAAGCTTGGGCAGGAGAAATTTCTCCAAATATTAATGTGATAATCATCACAAATATCATTGTCCACACTGTATTTATCCTTGCTATGTTCTCATTATTCATTTTGAACCTCCTGGGGGTAAGAGTAGTAATATCAATCGTATCATGATATACTAAGAAAATCAACTAGAAACGAGTATTATGCGTGTCTCATTTACGGGTGCTCCCGAATATATGGATCGTAGTGTAGGCTACGGAGAAGCATCAAATCATATATTTAATTCATTTAAGAAAAATGACATAGAATGTTTAATTAAATCAAAAGAAGCAAATATTGGAATTGCATTTTTACAACCAAGTAATTATACATTTGCAAAAGATCAATATAAGATTGGTTATACACCTTGGGAATCTACAGAATTACTTTGGGGATGGGCAACTCCTTTAAATCAAGTAATTGATGAACTTTGGGTTACATCTGAATGGAATGCAGAAATTTTTTCTAAACATACTAATAAACCAATATTTGTCTATGAACATGGTATTGATGATAGTTGGATTCCTAAAAAACGCTCATTAAATAATTCCCGCCCATTTAGATTTTTACATGTTGGAGAGCCAGCTTTTAGAAAAGATGCTCAGATGGTTGTAGATGCATTTATTTCTTTATATGGAGAAGATCCAAATTACGAACTTATTTTAAAATGTAGCAGAATGAATACTACAAGAGTTTATGATCCAGTTACTGGAGAAATATCTGGAAGTCCCAGTGCTTTTTATAATAATATTAAAATTATTGAATCAGAATTAAATGTTGAACAAATGTATGGCATTTACGATATGTGTGATGTTTTTGTTTATCCATCTTGGGGTGAAGGTTTTGGTTTTAATCCACTTCAAGCAATGGCATCTGGAATTCCAACAATATGTACTGCGGGTTGGGCAGCATATAAAAGATATATAACAATGCCGTTAGATTCACAATGGTGGGAATCTCCTTGGAAAGCAACACATCCAGGATTAATGTTAAAACCAAACTATGCACAATTAAAAGATTATATGGAAAATATTAAAACAGATTATGATAAATATTCAGAGTTAGCTTACAAAAATGCTTTCTTAATACATAAAGATTACAATTGGGACAAAGTATCTAAACCTGCAGTTGAGAGATTGAAAAAAATACAAAAAGACCATTTCTAGAATCACAGTGTGATACACTAAGATTCTATATAAAAAATCCAAGGAGAAAAATTAAATGTCTAGAACTATTGAAAACCCGTATGAAAATTTTATTGCATTATCGCGTTATGCAAGGTGGTTAGAAAATGAAAACCGTCGTGAAACTTGGGGTGAAACAGTAGATCGCTATTTTAATTTTATGCAAGGTCATCTTCGTGATAATCATGGGTATGTTGCAGACGAAGCACTTGTAGCAGAACTTAAAGATGCAGTATTTAATCGTAATGTTATGCCATCTATGCGCTCTGTAATGACTGCAGGGCCAGCGTTAGAAAGAGAAAATGTTGCAGGCTATAATTGTTCTTTTATACCAGTAGACAACCCTAGATCATTTGATGAAGCAATGTATATTCTTATGTGCGGTACAGGTGTAGGATTCTCTGTTGAGTATAAGTACATCAATAAACTTCCCGCCCTTCCTGAGACATTAGAAAAATCAAATACAATTATTTCTGTTGGAGATTCAAAAGAAGGCTGGGCTAAAGCTTATCGTGAACTTCTTTCACTTCTTTGGGCAGGACAAATTCCTCAAATTGATATTAGCAAAGTTCGTCCTTCAGGTGCTCGTCTTAAAACTATGGGTGGAAGATCTTCTGGCCCACAACCTTTGGTTAATCTTTTTGATTTTACAATTAAGGTTTTTAAAGGAGCACTTGGTCGTCAACTTAAACCAATTGAAGCACATGACATTATGTGCAAAGTTGGAGAAGTAGTTGTTGTTGGAGGCGTTCGTCGCTCCGCATTAATTTCTCTTTCTAATATTAATGATATTGAAATGGCTGCAGCAAAAGCTGGTAATTGGTGGGAATCAAATGCTCAACGTGCCTTAGCTAATAATTCTGTTGCATATTCTCGTAAACCAGAAATGGCACAATTTATTGCAGAGTGGAAATCAGTATATGATTCAAAGTCAGGTGAAAGAGGTATTTATAATGTTGCAGCAGCACAAGCACAAGCAGCAAAATACGGAAGACGTAGTGCAGATATTCACTACGGAACTAACCCATGTTCAGAAATTATTTTACGTCCTTATCAGTTTTGTAACCTTTCAGAAGTCGTACTTCGTGAAAAAGATACAATTGAAGATGTAAAGAATAAAGTCAGACTTGCCACAATTCTTGGAACTTGGCAGTCAACACTTACAGACTTTAAATATATTCGTAAAATTTGGAAAGATAATACTGAAGAAGAGCGCTTGCTAGGAGTTTCTCTTACAGGTCAGTTTGGACACAAATTCTTTTCTGGACAAGAAGGTTCTGAAAAGCTTGCTAAAATATTAGGTGATTTTCGTGAGTACTCAGTAACAACTAACATAGCAGAAGCAGAGAAAATTGGGATTCCAGCTTCAGCAGCAATTACATGCGTAAAACCATCAGGAACAGTATCTCAATTGGTCGGGGTTTCTTCAGGAATGCATCCTTGGCATTCAGAATATTATATTAGAACAGTTCGTGGAGATAAGAAAGATCCTATTACACAATTTCTTATTGATTCAGGTATTCCAGCAGAAGATGATGTAATGAAGCCACAAGATACAATTGTATTTTCATTTCCAGTAAAAGCTCCGCAACATGCAATTACTCGTGATAAAGTAAATGCAATTCAACAACTTGAAATTTGGCTTACATATCAGCGTCATTGGTGTGAACATAAACCTTCTGTAACAATTACAGTTAAAGAAGATGAGTGGATGGAAGTTGGAGCATGGGTTTATAAGCATTTTGATGAATGCTCAGGAATTTCTTTCCTTCCATATTCTGATCATACATATGTTCAAGCACCATATCAAGAAATTGATGAAGTTGCTTATAAAGCACTTGTTGAAAAAATGCCAAAGTCAATTAATTGGGAAGCATTATCATTGTATGAACTAGAAGATTCAACAACTGGATCGCAAGCTCTTGCTTGTGTTTCGGGGGAATGTGAAATAGTAGATATTGGTAAAAGCTGATATAATATAAGCGGACACCAATCCACATAAACCCGCTCTCTTCCACAGGGCGGGTTTTCTATGTTTTAGAACCTTTAAATGGTAGAATGACTATATAAATCTATATATATTGGGGTGCATAAATGGCAATTCAAGAAATTAATTATGATATTATCCAAAATGATACTTGGTCTGTTGACATAACTGTTAAAGATTCAGCAGGAGCACTTATAAATTTTACTGGATATAACTTTTTAATGGAAGTAAGAGACAAAGAAGGTGGTAATGTTCTTTGTGCTTCTGCCAGCTTAGGAAGCGGGATTACAGTGACTGGAACTGGCGTAATTCATGTTGAGTTAACCCCAACTCAAACAAACAAGTTTAATTTACCAAAATCTAAATATCAAATTATTTCAATAGATGGAAGTCAACGACGCAGAACTCTTGTTCAAGGTTGGTTTCAAGTTAGGGCAAACACTATACTATAATGACAGATAATATTTATGTCACTCAACAGAATAATGAAATAACTGTTGTAGAGTCTAATAATGAAGTAATATTATCAACCTCTGGATATCAAGGTCCTATAGGTATTCAAGGCGTTCAAGGATTTGGCTATGCTCAACTTCAAGGAATTCAAGGCACTCAAGGTTTACAAGGAGCTCAAGGCACACAGGGTGTGCAAGGTTATTATGGTACACAAGGCACACAAGGTGTGCAAGGCTTGCAGGGTACTCAGGGTACTCAAGGTGTACAAGGTACTCAGGGTATACAAGGATTACAAGGTTCTCAGGGCACACAGGGTGTGCAAGGTACACAAGGTTTACAGGGTATACAAGGAATTCAAGGTATACAGGGAACTCAAGGTATACAGGGAGCTCAGGGTCCACAAGGAACACAGGGCACACAAGGCCCCCAAGGAACAATTGGTACGCAAGGAATTCAAGGAACACAGGGTGTGCAAGGATTACAGGGTATTCAAGGTTTTGGATATGCACAACTTCAAGGAATTCAAGGTTTAGTAGGGCCAGCATCAACCAATAATGCTCATGCATCTGTTTCTTCAGCATCACTTGTTAACTTAACAGGTGTTTATACCCCAGGTACTGTAGGAGCAGATGGCGGAACTGGAGTAGGAGCAAAAATTACCGCACCATCTAATGGTCGTGGAATTATTGACGGAGTTTCATTTACTACAGGAAATCGTTTTCTTGTCAAAAATCAAACAGATTCTAAACAAAATGGTATTTACACAATTACATTTCAAGGAGATGCAACTCACCCATATATTCTTACACGTTCTTCAGATTACGATCAATCCCAACCTGGTGAAGTTGAATATGGTGATTATCTTTATGTTATTTATGGTGGAGTTAATTCTAATACAAGCTGGCTTCAAAATAATCCTGGTAGTGGCATTGATGGTCATATTATTATTGGAACTGATAATATTACTTTTGCTCAAACTTCTGGAATTGGTCCGCAAGGTTTACAGGGTTTGCAAGGATCTGCTGGATATGTAGGTTTAGATGGTGCTCAAGGTATTCAAGGCAATACAGGATCGCAAGGTTTGCAAGGTAATTTAGGCACACAAGGCATAGCTGGATTCCAAGGAACTACTGGAACTCAAGGTATTTCTGGCACACAGGGTGTGCAAGGTTTAACAGGTTCTGGCACACAGGGTGTGCAAGGTTTAACAGGTTCTGGCACACAGGGTGTGCAAGGTTTAACAGGTTCTGGCACACAGGGTGTGCAAGGTTTA